TTAAAAGTTATGAAGATAGAGAAAAACTAGGTAAAGGTTATGAACTAACAGAAGTTATGCAAATTACCCTTGCTTGTGATAGAAGATTTTTAGAAACAATGCAAGAAATAGAAAGTAGGAAATGATGAAATTTGTTAAGTGAAGAAAAAAACGAATTGCAAAATAAATTAAAAGAAAATTAGGCAATTTGCCACCTTTCAATTTGTGTGATATAATTTTTATGAATTGAAAGGAGAACGGTTTATGGAGTTAACAATTGCATTGGCAATAAGTATTATTGGTGTTGTTATTAGTGTTTCTTCTTTCGTTTTGTCCAGAAAAGACAAATCAAACAAAGATATAAAAGAAGAACAAAAACAATTTTCAAAACACGATTTAATAGAATACCGCTTAGACAAAATAGAACAACAACTTGAAAAAATACTAAACAAATTAGACACTTTCGATAAAGAAATTGATGATAAAATAAAAAAAAGCATTGAAGACCACATAAAACATTATCATAAATAAAAGGAAGAGGGAAAATGAGTATAATGGAAGACATAAAAGCAGTAAAAAAAGAAATTGAAGATATAAAAGAAACGGGAACGATACCTAACGCGAACGATGGTGCTATTGCTACCGAAGTTATAAAATTATTAAAAGCGAGCGTAAAAAGATTATATATACTTTTGCTTATTTTGTTAGTTATGTTTGTTATTTCTATTATAGATAGTTTTTATCAAAGGCATGTTATTATTGACATTTTAGAAGATATGGAGGTTGTTGAAGAAACGGTTACTGAAACAATTCAAGTTGACCAAGAAAGCGGAGATAATAGCAATAACAACTTTTTAAATGGTAATAACAATGAGGTGAATAATTAATGGCAAAACAAAGTATAAAAATAACCAAGACTAAAACTAAAAAATACACTAGAAAAAAATCACAAAGTCGTTGTAAAACTTGCGGTAGGTTTAAATAATGCTAAAACTCAATTTTACTAGGGCTGAATTGGAAGATTTAAAAAGTAAAATATTCTTAAGTGAAATACAAGAGCGCATTTTAGAATATAGATTAAAAGAATATTCCAGAGTTAAAATGGCTCAACTTGAAAGTTGTAGTATTCAAATGATAGACAGGGAAATAAACAAATTGGCTAAAAAAATAATAAAAGTAATTAAGTAAATTTTTGATAAAAAATAAATAAAAAAATCGTAAAAAAGTAGATAGTTCTACTTCTTTTTTTTGTGTGATAATGTACACAGAAAGGAGAAACACATTTAAAAGTATTAAAAATCTTTTATTATGTTTTCTTCTTTCTTATTTTTTAAGGAGATGATAAAAATGTATGGCAACCAATATTATAATCAAATGAATAACAGGTACACAATGCCAAGCGCTTCTTATGTTCCGCCTGTTTTGCCAAACAATAATCAAATGAATTTGTTAGGTAAAGTTGTTGACAGTGTAGAAGTAGTAAAAGCAACAGATATTATGTTTGACGGAAGTGTTAATTATTTCCCACTTGCCGATGGTAGTGCAATAATAACTAAACAATATCAAAATGACGGAACAACAAAAATGACTATTTATAAACCTGTTCAAGAAGAAGCAAAAGAAATGCCAAAGTATGTGACTATTGAGGAAGTAAAAAAGGAAATAAATAACATTGATTTGAGTGAGTTAGATGATTTAAAAGATGAACTGAAAGAAATAAAAAAAGAATTAAAAAATATAAAGAAAAGTAAGGAAGATTAAAATGAACCCTTTACAAATGATAAAAATGTTTATGAGTGGAGGCAAAAACCCCCAAGAAATAGCAATGAGTATGATAGGTAATAATAATAATCCAATGGTGCAAAACCTTGTAAAAATGGCGCAAAATGGCGATTATAAAGGTGTTGAAAATATCGCTAGAAATATGTTTAAAGAACATGGAAGAGATTTTGATGCTGAGATGAAAGATTTACAAAATTTTATAGGTAATTTTAAATAAAAGAGAATTGTGTGATGTTTTGTATTTATCGACGCAACAACGCCAAATTGAACTTCTACTATAGCCAAGTTCTTGAGTTATATCATAAATACTATTCCAAGTTTTAATAAAATTACCATCTAAATCGTATTGATTAATTTTTCTACATCTTGGGTTGTTATTGCCTATATTAGTTTGTAAACCATTAGCAAAAGCGTGTTTTTGATTTTCGCTTTGAGTATTCCATTCCAAATTACAAACGCGATTATCAGTTTTAATACAATTTATATGATTAACTTGCGGTTTATTCTCGGTATTTGATATAAAGGTTTCTGCAACTAGCCTGTGTAAAGAAAAAGTCTTTTTATCATTATTTTTTGTTAAAGAAACAATCAAATAACCTTTATGATTTTTCGCTGGAATTAATATAACATTTCTTTTAATACTTTTGATTTTCCCTAAATTACTAACTTGATATAGTCCTTTATAACCTTTTATATCTTTCCATATTTCATTCATAATAACTCCTTCTAGAGAAAACAAAAAGACTTATACAAGCACAAGAGTTTATTGTCGAGATAAGTTCTCGTGCTTATATAAATCTTCTTGCTTATCTCGACATATATATTATACCGCGGATTTATATATTAATCAAGTAGATTTAGAATATGAAAGGAGATAAAAAAATGAGAGGAGAATACTCTTTAGCTGACATTGCTGCTGCTACTGGTAATTCGGGAAACAATGGTAATAACGGATTTGGTGATGGCAATGGAGTTTGGTGGGTCATTATTTTAATTGTCCTACTTGGATGGGGTAGAAATGGCTTCGGAGGAAACAACGGCGGAGGAAACTCTGGCGGTGGAGAAGCAAACTATTATTATGGAGGTTTTGGTATGCCTAACATCTATGGTAAATTAGATGGAATTACTTATGGTATAAGTGACGCAACTTTTGCTTTAAATAATAGTATAACAAATGGTTTTGCTGGAGTTCAACAAACTTTATGTCAAGGTTTTAGCGGTGTAAATCAAGCAATTTCTCAAAGTTCTTTCAACACTGAAAGAGGTTTATGGAATTTATCAAGCCAATTTGCAGATTGTTGCTGCAAAACTCAAAGAGCTATTGATGGAGTTAATTACAACATAAGTCAAACTGCTTTCGGAATTAATAACACAATAAATAATGCTACTAGAGATATTTTAGAAAGCAACAATAACAATACTAGAGCAATTTTAGACTTCTTGACTAAGGATAAGATTGATACATTACAAGCAGAAAATACTGCTTTAAAATTCCAAGCATCACAAACAGCCCAAAATGCTTTCATTACTGCTAACCAAGACGCACAAACTGCTGAATTGATTAGAAGATTGGGAGCAGATTGTCCTGTACCTGCATACGTTGTAAATTCACCAACACCAATTAATTTTCCAACTAATTGTTGTGGACAAGTTCAATTCGCAAACACTTGCGGATGCAATAATTACTAATAAGCGAGATGTTCAATAAACAACCCTGAATACAGGGGCTTGCTAATTTAAAAACGTGTGATTACACGTAATTAGAGGTATAGCAAGTCTATACCTCTTTTATTTAGACGGATACATGCAACAAAATGCACAATAAAATACAAAATATTGTGCAAATGCGTCTTAAAATATACAATAAATGCACAATTATTGTGCAAATTTAAGAAAGGAATGATAATAAAATGATAGAAAGTATAATTACAACTCCCATTATATTGCCAAGTACTTCTAGTCAAATAGCATTTACTACCGATAGTATTAGAACACGCTCCGCTAGTTGCTGTGGTTGGTTAAGTCACAATGAGGGAACGCCAAATTATAAAATAATACAAGGTGGACTTTACGAAATAGATTTTACAGGACATTTCACATCGGCAGAAGCGGGCATCATCGCAGTAGGTCTTTATAGAGACGGAATTTTAGAACCATCTACTGTTGTTAGTCAAACTATTGCAGCAGCAGGTGATAATACTGAATTATCTATAAATAAAACAATAAAAGTATGTTGCAACTCTAACGAAACAATAAGTATAGGTGCGGTTCCTAGTGTAATTTCTACCGCAACATTAGTGCCAACTGATACTGTGGCACCTACTGTATTAAATGCTAACTTATCAATAGTTAAAAGAGCGTAGGTGATAAAGATGGAAGAAGAAAAAAAAGAAACTAAAGTTGTAAAAAAATTAGATGAAGAAGTTGACAAATCAATTAAACGCGTTATTGAACAAGGCGTGCAAACAAACAATGTTGATTTTCTTTATAAAATGATAGATATAAAGAAAGATATAGCAGAAATTAAAAAGGAGGAACAAGAAATGATGTATGGAAATTATGGAAACTATGACAACTATGGTGAATACGATAGAAGTTATGGTGGTGGACGTAGAAGAGATAGTAGAGGTCGCTATATGGAAGGTATCTCTTATGGTAGACGTGGTGTACCCGGAAGTGGTAGAGGACGTTATCGTGGAGAAGAAATGATGGACGAAATGGCATATCATTATGGAAACTACAACGAAGGTAGAGAAAAATATGGTGCCGATGAAGAAACTTTAAAAAGTTTTGAATATATGTTAAAGTCTTTCAAAGATTATTACAAACATTTAAAACAAGAAGCATCATCACCACAAGAAGTTAAAATGCTTGAACAAACAGCTGAAGAAATGTTGGAAATGTAATGTATTATAAATTTTATAATGCGAATAGCCACAACAATTTTATTAATGATTGTTTTCCTAGAGCATATTCAGTAGTGATGAATATAACTTGGACAGAAGCGTATAAGGAATTATGCAAAAGTGCTATGGAACAAGGTCATATGATGGATAGTGTTATTTTTGTAAGGGGTTTTTTAGATAAAAAATTCAAAAGAATTCCTTATAAAGAAACCTATATAGGAGAATTTGCAGAAAATCACCCTATTGGTAAATATTTAATAACAACTAATAATCATATAACAGCGTGCGTAGATGGTTATATTATAGACACATGGAATTGTACTAATAAAAAAATCGAATACATATGGAAAATATTATAAAATTATGTTATAATTATATATAGAGGAGTGCCACAACTGCTCCTCTAATACTTTGTTGTGGGAGGTATTTTTATTATGAATAAAAAAGATAAAAAAAGATTAATAGTTATAAGACATAGTATGTATTGTAGGTGTTATTATCCTACTACTAACGGATATGAAAGATATGGTGGTAGAGGAATAAAAATGTGTGACGAATGGATAAATAATCCTCAAAGTTTTTATGATTGGGCAATGAATAATGGTTATGAAGAAGGATTATCTATTGATAGAATAGACGTAAATGGAAATTATGAACCAAGTAATTGTAGGTGGGTAACTAAAGAAGTTCAAGATAATAATAGAAGAAATAACAGAAAAATAACTTACAAAGGAGAAACAAAAACTTTATCACAATGGTGTAAAAAATATAATATAAATATAGTAACATTAAGTGATAGATTAAAAGCAGGGCTATCCATTGATGAAGCATTAAATAAACCTATTATAAAAAGTGGTGGTAAAATATTATATACTTTAAATGGTGAAACAAAATTATTAAGTGAATGGTGTCAAATATATAATATAAAAAATCAAACAGCGTGGAAAAAATCGAAAAAAGGATATAACATAGAAAAAATATTAAAAATAGAAAAGTGATTAATATATCAAAAGAGGCGAAGAGCCTCCTAATTATGGTAGTGTACTCAAGTGCTTCAAGAGGCGAATCTGCAAAATTCGTATTCAACGGTTGGAATCCGTTCACTACCTCCAATTTGTTAATTAAACGATATTATGATATAATCTTTTTAGAAAGGAATAGGTAATATGAAGAATTATAAAGTTATAGCAACACGCAATTTCAAAGATTCAAATGAAATCGATGAAAAAACAGGATTGAAAGTAGAAAGACAGGTTAATGATGAATTTTATTGCACAAAAGAGAGATATGAGTTTTTAAAAGCAAATAATGCGGTTAAATTAATTGAAATTATTGAGGAAGAGCCTAAAATTGAATTAACAGAAAACGAAATGAAAATAAGTGCTGATGAAATAACATTAGTTAGTGATGATGAAGAAATACTAATAAACAAAGATGAAGTTGTAGAACAAATTATTAATAAAAAACATAAAAAAAATAAAAAATAATTTGATAATAAAATAAGTGTATTTTGACACTTTTTTTATTTTGTGGTAAAATCTTATTAGAGTTCAAAAGAACAATGTTGCACACGACACGAAAAAAAGTGGAAAAAGTCAAACTTAAGGACTATAAAGAAAAGGAGAAAATGTTTTTTATGGAAGAAAACAAAGACACTCAAGTAGTGGAAGAAGTAGTCGAACAAACTACAAAAACATACACTCAAGAAGATATTGACAATTCATTTAATGCCGGAGTTAAAAAAGCAAAAACTGAGTGGCAAAAAAATGAAGAATACAAAGAGTTCTTGGAGTGGAAAAAAACAAATCAGAGTGATAGTGAAAAAATGACCGAATTACAAACAAGTAATGAAACTTTAATTAAAGAAAATAATTATTTAAAAGTTTCAATAAAAGTTGCAGAAAGTGATGTAAAAAAGGAATTTCAAAAATTCGTAACAAGTGAAGTAATAAATGCCATTAATGAAACTACTGACTCTGACACAGCACTTAAAAACTTTAAAAAAGAAAACCCACAATATTTTGGGGAAACAGTAGTTAAAAAAGTGCAAACTTCACCAAGTTTAAACGTTGGTGGAAATCAACCACAAACAACAAATAACATTATGAATGAGTTGTTGCGTGGAGCAAGAAAATAATAAAAGAAGGAGAGAAATTATGATTACAAAAAATGATGTATCTGCTCTAATTGATGAGCAAGTAGTTGGTGAAATCTTTGAAGGTGCTCAAAAAGAATCAAAAGTGCTTTCTATGTTTAGACGTTTGCCAAATATGTCAAGCGACAAAACAAAATTAAGAGTAAGTGATGCTTTACCAGTTGCTTATTTCGTAGATGAAAGCACGAATAATGGTAGAAAAAATTTAACAAAGGCTGCTTGGAAAAATGTATTTTTAACTGCTGAAGAAATTGCAGTTATCGTTCCAATTAAAGAAAACTTATTAAATGATGCTTCTGTTGATTTATGGGCTGAAATTAGACCACAATTAACAAGTGCTATTGCAAAAACAATAGATGCTGCAGTATTTAGAGGTGAAGGAGCTCCTACATCTTGGGGAGAAGGAATTATACCTCAAATAATTGCAAAAGGTAAAACAGTTACTGAAACTGGAAAATTATACGAAGACATTAACAATGTTATGGTAGAAGTTGAAGAAAGTGGATATGATGTAAATGCTTTACTAGGTGGAGTTGGACTTAAAGGAAAATTCCGTATGATGGTAGATAATACAGGACAACCATTAAATACAACTGAAATTGGTTCTTTAAGAAGAGAATATTTAGATAATGGTTCTTGGGATAAAGAAACTGCTACATTAATCGCTGGTGATTTCAATCAAGCAGTATATGCTATTAGAAGTGACGTTGATTACAAAGTATTAACAGAGGCAGTTATTCAAGACCCATCTGATGGAAGCATTTTATACAACTTAGCACAAGAAGATATGGTTGCTTTACGTGTTACATTTAGAATGGGATATGCTATACCTAATCCAGTAAATGCTTTAGATGGAACTGAAACTCGTTATCCATTTGCTGCATTAGTACCAGCATCAGAAGAAACAGAACTTTAATTTAGAAAAGGAGGGCGTTTATGGATTTTGAAGGACAATACCTTGAATTTGACGAGTATCAAGAATTAGGTGGTTCGCTTAACGAAACGCCTTTTAATCTATTAGAATATGAAGCACGAAGAAAAATTGATGAAAGAACTCAGGGAAGATTAAAAAATATTAAAGAAATACCGCAAGAAGTAAAAATGTGTGTATTTGCATTGATAAATAGTATTGAGACATATAGTAATGAAAGTATAAAAAATAAGAATATTGCAAGTGAAAGTGTTGGAAGCTATTCTGTAAGCTATGCAAGTGGAAGTCAAATACAAGAAATTATCAAGTCAAAAAATGTTGAATTAAATGATATTATCAACACATATTTATATGGTGTTATTGTTAATAATGAACACATTTTATATTTGGGAGTTAAATAATGACAACAAATACAAATATGAGTGTATTTAATAAATATGTTGATGAAGAAAAAAATGTAATATTTAAAAAACATTTAATTGATGAGGTTTTTTGGGATGACACCAAAAGCATAAATCTTAATCGTGGCTATGAAAATGCTGATAATATCAATGTTTATATTCCTAAAAGCCAAAATAATATGAGCAATTATGTAGAGCCTAAAAAGTATTTGGGTTTAGATAATTCTTGGACACTTAATAATGGTGATTTTATTGTAAAAGGCGAAACAGAAGAAACAGAAGTTTATTCGATTAAGGAATTGAAAGAAAAATATGAAAATGTTTTTACAATAACACTAGTTGATGACAAAGATTTTGGAAGTAAAAATATGCACCATTTTGAAATTAGGGGAAAATAATGGCATTAACATTAAAATACAATTTAAAAGATTTTGATGGAAATAAAATTATAAGTAAGTTTGAAATGCAAGATGATGGAAAAACACAATTATTTCTTGCTGATACTTGCTTTAGAAGAATGCAAAAATATGTTCCATTTGATACAGGTGCATTATCAACTACTGCAACAATAAAACCACATAAGGTAATTTATGAACAACCTTATGCACATAAACAATACACTACTAATAAAGGTAAAGGTATTCGTGGTAAATATTGGGATAAACGAATGGTAAGTGCTGAAAAAGAACTTGTTGTTAAAGAAGTCGAAGCGTATGCTAAAAAAATGAAAGGAAATAAGTAATATGATAGAAAAGATAAGAGATTATTTTAAAGAAAATGTAACTCTTGCCGAAGAATTTGACAATATACTTGTTGACTTTTTAGGAGAAGATGCTACTTCTTATTCAATAGAACCTATACCAGTTGAACCAAAATTGAAACCTTATACTGATGGTGGTTCTTTAAATCAATATGTATTTCAATTTGGAAGTAGAGAGTTTTATGACGATAGCGTGGCTCAAAATATAAATAATTTAGGTTTTTATGAGAATTTTCAAGAAGAAATAAAAATTAATAATAAAATGGGCATATTGCCTGATATA